CGCCGAGGACGGAGACAACCACGATGCGCTCAAGCTTGAGTCGCGGCTCCCATTGGTTGAGTGCCCGCACGGCTTCAGCCTGCGCCGCGCTTTTCCAGCCTTCGTTGATAGGCAAGTCGACCATGCGCCGTAGTTTGCTGCCGTACTCCGGCCGTTCGCGGCGGCTCAGCAACGGTGTGCCGAGGATGTCCGCAACCGACTGACGTAGATGCTCGATGCCGGAGATGGGCTGCCCGGTGTGGCGATCCATTCCGATCATCGGGTCTACTCCTTGAGCTGCTCGTATTCAGGGTGAGCCTTGAGGTATTTAAGCGCGACGTCATCGTCTGCCTCGACCATGACCAGGCTCTTGGCCACGGGAAGGGTGCGACCGTCCGGCAGAACCACCGTGCGGGAGGTATAGAGGGCATCGCGAAACTTTATGAGCTGGTCAGAGGCATGGCCGGGGAATCCCTGAGCAACAGGGACAAGCCCTGACACTGGTAATGCTTCCGCGGACGCCTCGACTTCAGATTTGACCTTGGTCATGAGGATCTCCAGACATAAGAAAGCCCGCGCGCGGCGGGCTGGGTGGATGGGTGATCAGTGCTTGTGGTTGGCAGTGTTGCCGGTGGTGTCCAGGATCGCACCGTCGCTGGTGATGTTCTGCGTGGCGTGCAGTGGCCCGTCGATATTCACCGGTCCCTTGATGTTCACTTTGCCTTCGAGATCGATCGTTCCCGACTTCACGGTGATGGCGTTGTCGGTCACTTCGGCCAGGGTTGCCCCGACCTTGATGACGACCGTGCCGGTGGGCAGGGTGATGCTGTAAATGCTGTCCTGCCAGTCGTAGACCAAGCGCCCGCCATCCTCGAAATGCCAGACTTCGACATGGTCACGGTTGTCAGGCGGTGGCCCGCCGTTACCGTATAAGCCGGGAATGAACGTGCCTTGTGCCACTTCGCCACTGGCACTGATCAGCGTGCCCTGCTCATTCAGGCTTGGCGCCCGCCAGTGCCGCGCCTTGCCGGCGGCGACGCTGTGCCAGCGCACCCAACCACTGACCCATTCACCATCGGACACCCGACATACAGGGGGCGACGCCGCGAGATCTACCGCCACCACATAGCAGTCCTTCACCAGGCCTGCGAGCATGCGGTCATGCTGGGCGCTGACATAGCCGCTCATGGCAGATTCTCCGGCGCAAAATACTTGTCCTTGTTAGCCAGGCCGGTGTCAGGCTCCACGCCGAACAGCAACGTGCCCGGTGGCTGATCGGGCCACGGCCATTGCGTTTCGCCGAGGTAAATCTGCTGCGTCCATTCCACAACCCAGACGGTGTAGCCGTCCAGCTCCGGCTTGGTCCAGTCCTGCATGGCCTGAACAAACTCTGCCGGTTCGACTTCCACACCCCACGACTGCATTCGCAGCAGCACGGCCAACTGACCGGCAATGAACACCGCTTGCTGATGGTGATCGGGCTGAATCGGGTCAGTAATCACCCGCGCCTCGAACTTGCAGGACAGGCCAGTTTCGCCGGTTCCAGGATCGAGGCCCGGCTCCATCTCTGCCAATTCGACCAGAACCGCCGGCAATGCGATGCGATCATCAATGTTCGGCCAGACTGCAACTGTCTGAATACCTGGCAGGTGATCCTGAATATGCCGTTCAATGGCTTGATACAACTGATCAAGGCTGAACGGTTCATCGACTTGATCCGTCATGTCATGTCCCCTTCAGGTGTTTCTGCAGTTCAAAATTGAGTTCCTGCTGCAGGACGTGCAGCAACTGTTCGTCGGCCTTGCGGATCCAGCTTTCGAAATGTGGCCGCGCCTGCTCAAGCGACACCTTGGCTTTCGCCAGGGGAAAGCGGCTGCCGTGTTCGGCGATCCAGCCCGAACTGGCCCCGCCTGCCCCGCTGACATCGCTATCGGGGTAGTCACTGGCGTCGAAATGCTTACTGGCGGTGCGGATCCAGACGTCTGCGCTGTTGCCGTAAACCTTCTTGAAGAACGCCCCCTGAAAGCGGCGCCCCGCCACCGAGACGCCGGACCGGCTCTGCCGGGGCCTGCCGATGCGGCTGGCCTCTATGGCGTTCAGGCCGAACCAAAGCTTGCCGCTGTTCGCTCCACCGCTGACCGGGTAAGCTCGCAGCCGCTGCCGCACAGCAGCAACCGCAATGCGCTCCTGTCGGCCAACGGCGCGGGCAATTTGCGTGGCGAGCCATCTCAACGTTTTGTTGATGGCTCGCCGCTGTGCAGCAGCAGCTGCCTTGGGCACCAGGGCGGCGAAATCCTGAAAGGCTTTCAGGTCTGCTGCCGAGGTTTGTAGGGAGATCATCCCGCCACCGGCCGAGGGTTTGACGTAGCTACCGACGCTCATCGTTTAGCCCTCAACAACAACGCTACCCAACCGGTGCCATCCGGTTCCAGTTTCACCAGGTCGTACTGTCCGCCGCCGTCTTGCGCCGGCAGATCAATAAGAACCAGCTGGCCCGGCTCAATTCCTGAAGCATCACTGACGCGGATCTCGAACTGCGGCTCTCGCAGTGCGGTGTTGATCCGCCCCATGCGCGGTTGTAACCAGGGGGCTGAAAAGAAACCGGCGATCTCACGACCGCCGACCGTTCCCATGTCGCCCAGCCCATCCAGCACCAGGGCATCCATGTCTTCGCTCAACTCGCGAAAGCCCACAGTCACTCACCGTCGTCGACGACGTCGACTGTGCCTGGGTTGTCTCGCAGCAATTGCTGCGCACGCGGATCCTTGATTGCGGCAATGCGCCCCTCAGCCAACAGCGCATCCGCCACGTCTTTACTGGGTGGGCTGTAGGGCTCGCCCTTGACCACCACGCTTCGGCCGTCCTGCACGCAACCGTCGATCACCAGGTATTCAGCTTTTTTGGCCATGTCACACCACCTTGGCGTAGATGAAAGCGTCAGGCTCCAGCAGGCCGGCCAAGGCCGCACTCTGCAACTTCAGCCAGCGGGCGCTCGGCTCTTGCGTGACCCAGCTTTTCGGAAAGCGGGCCGCTTCAACCAGACCGCTTTCGACGGCTTCCAGATCCTGAATCGCGCCGTAGAGCATGGCATTGCGCGTGGAAGTTGAGCCGAGGATCAAACCGCCGGCCGGGATCATCGGCAGTTCTTCGCCTTCGTCGTCATCGGCCAGATACCACTCGTCATAGCCGTACAGGTCGACGCCCGGATCGTTCAGATAACCCAAGTAGGTCACACCGTCGGGCAGCTCCTCCGGCTTGATCATGCCCATGTCGACGCGGCGGGTGTTGAGCTGCTCCATCACCTTCGTATTGGACTGGAAGGCGTCCAGCGCTTCGCCACTCATGGCCACGGTGTTGGCCGTGCGGCCGGAGTCCTTGGCGATCTTGCGTTTCCAACTGCGCAGGTTGCCGATGGGGTCGCTGTCGGACGTGCCCCATTGCCCGCTGCCGAGGCTGATCCGGTGGTCGCTG